GGGCACCAGATTATAGAGAAGCCAATAGATTATTCTTTATATTCTGGGAAGCTTGCAAAGCAGACATCAGATGCTATGGAATGTGCTACCTTAAAAATCGTAGATCAGGATTCTCTTTTATGGCCTCAGGAGAGGTTGTAAACTTAGCTACATTGGCTAGTGATTCTAGATATGGAATATTATCTAAAACTGGACCAGATGCTAAAAAGATGTTTACCGACAAGGTTGTACCAATATCGGTTAATTATCCATTCTTTTTTAAACCGATCCAAGATGGTATGGATCGACCTAAAACAGAATTAGCATATAGAGTACCAGCTTCTAAATTTACTAGAAGAAAGATTGAAATGGGTACTGTTAATGCCGAATTACAAGGATTAGATACCACTATTGACTGGAAGAATACTGGTGATAATAGTTATGATGGTGAAAAATTAAAACTATTAGTGCATGATGAATCAGGAAAATGGGAGAGACCAAACAATATTTTAAATAACTGGAGAGTTACAAAAACAACATTAAGACTTGGTAGTAAAATTATTGGTAAATGCATGATGGGATCCACTTCAAACGCATTAGACAAAGGAGGTAGAAACTTTAAAAAATTATATGATAACTCAGATGTTACAAAAAGAAACGCCAACGGACAGACTAGCTCAGGATTATATAGTTTGTTCGTACCTATGGAATGGAACTACGAAGGATACATTGATGCTTATGGCATACCTGTCTTCGAAACACCAAAGAAAAAAACATATGGACCTCATGGAGCGTTAATAAATTTAGGTGTTATAAAATATTGGGAAAATGAAGTAGAAGGATTAAAACATGATCAAGATGGTTTAAACGAATTTTATAGACAATTCCCAAGAACTACTAAACATGCTTTTAGAGATGAAGCTACAGCTTCGTTATTTAATTTAACTAAAATTTATGAGCAAATTGATTACAATGAAGATTTAAGAAACTCCAATGTAATAACTCAAGGTAATTTTCAATGGGAACAAGGTATAAAAGATACTCATGTTATATTTATGCCTAATACTAATGGTAGATTTAGAATTTCATGGATTCCTAATTTATCAGTACAAAATAGAGTAATCAATAAAAATGGAATTAACTATCCTGGAAATGAACACATGGGAGCTTTTGGGTGTGATAGTTACGATATATCTGGTACTGTAGATGGGAAAGGATCCAACGGTGCTTTACATGGTTTAACTAAATTCTCTATGGAAGAAGCTCCTTCTAATAGTTTTTTCTTAGAATATATAGCTAGACCACAAACAGCTGAGATATTTTTTGAAGATGTATTAATGGCTTGCGTGTTTTATGGAATGCCAATATTATGTGAAAACAATAAACCTAGACTTTTATATCATTTTAAAAGAAGAGGTTATAGAGGATTTGCGATGAATCGCCCAGATAAAATTTATAGTAAACTTTCAGTTACAGAAAGAGAAATAGGTGGTATACCTAATTCAAGTGAAGATATTAAACAAGCTCATGCTGCAGCTATAGAAACCTATATAGAAGAATATGTTGGGTTTTTAGGAGATGGACATGGGGATATGTATTTTCAACAAACACTTGAAGATTGGGCTACTTTTGATATAAATAATCGAACAAAATACGATGCTTCAATAAGCTCGGGACTTGCTATAATGGCTTGTAATAAAAATAAATATAGACCAGTAAATGAAATAATTAGAGAAAAAGTTTCTTTAGATTTCTCGAAATATGACAATAAAGGTCATTTTTCAAAAATAATAAAATAGATGATTCAAACTAATTTTAACAGTAGTTTCCCAAGTCAGGTAGTACCTGATGCAGAGAAATCCAGTTGGGAATACGGTACTCAAGTAGGTAGAGCTATAGAAGGTGAGTGGTGGAGAAATAATAGAGGAGGTGATAGATTTATATCTAATTACCAACAATACCATAACTATAGATTATATGCTAGAGGAGAACAATCTATTCAAAAATATAAAGATGAATTATCTATAAACGGTGATTTATCTTACCTTAATTTGGATTGGAAACCTGTTCCAATTATACCTAAATTTGTAGATATAGTTGTAAATGGTTTAGCAACAAGGGATTATGATATAAAATCTTATGCACAAGATCCAGAATCTCAAAAGAAAAGAACAAAATACGCAGAAACCTTATTAAGAGATATTCAAGCTAAAAGATTTCTTACTTTAACTCAAGAACAATTAGGATTAAATTTATGGAGCACTGATACTCCAGAAAATTTACCAGAAAATAAAGAGGAATTAGGTTTACATATGCAGTTAAGCTATAAACAATCAATTGAAATAGCTGAAGAAGAAGCAATTTCAAATGTATTTGCTGCTAATAAATACCATGAAACTAGAAAAAGATTATTAAGAGATTTAGTAGTATTAGGAATAGGATGTGTTAAAACTAATTTTAATAAAGCTAATGGAATAACCGTTGATTACGTAGATCCTGCTTCTTTGGTTTATTCTTATACAGAAGACCCAAACTTTGAAGATATATATTACGTGGGAGAGGTTAAATCAGTTCATATATCAGAGTTAAAAAAAGAATTTCCCAATCTTACTGAGGAACAATTAGAAGAAATACAAAAATTTCCAGGTACTCAAAACTATTTAAGAAACTGGGAAACATCACCAGATGTAGTTCAAGTTTTATATTTTGAATATAAAACCTATACCAATCAAATTTATAAAATTAAAAAAACAGCTGAGGGTTTAGAAAAAGCTTTAATAAAACCAGATACTTTTAACCCACCAGAAAATGATAATTTTGAAAAAGTTGGAAGATCTATAGAAGTACTTTATACTGGAGCAAAAATACTAGGAATAAACAACATGTTAAGATGGGAAAGATCTCTTAACATGACAAGACCGTACGCTGATAGTACAAAAGTTAAGATGAATTATGTTATATGTGCTCCTCATATGTATAGAGGACGTATAGAGTCGTTAGTTAGTAGAATAACAGGTTTTGCTGATATGATTCAATTAACCCATTTAAAACTACAACAAGTAATAGCTAGAATGGTTCCAGATGGTGTATTTATAGATGTTGATGGTTTAGCAGAGGTTGATTTAGGTAATGGAACTAATTATAATCCTCAAGAAGCATTAAACATGTTCTTCCAAACTGGTAGTATAGTTGGTAGATCATTGACTCAAGATGGTGATCCTAATAGAGGTAAAGTACCTATTCAAGAGTTACAGTCATCTTCAGCTAATGCTAAGTTAGCTTCATTGATTCAAACATATCAGTATTATTTACAAATGATGAGAGATGTTACAGGACTTAATGAGGCTAGAGATGGTAGTATGCCAGATAAAGACGCTTTGGTTGGTATACAAAAACTAGCAGCTGCTAATTCTAATGTAGCTACTAGACATATTTTACAAGCTGGTTTATATTTAACAGTAAGAGCTGCAGAAAATATTTCTCTTAGAATAGCTGATGTTCTTGATTTTGAATTAACTGAAAATTCTTTTAAAAGCGCTATTAGTAGTTTTAACGTAGGAACTTTAGAAGAAATGAAAAAATTGAATCTTTTTGATTTTGGTATTTATTTAGAATTAGAACCTGATGAAGAAGAAAAAGCAATGTTAGAACAAAACATACAAGTTGCATTACAATCGGGTCAAATTTACTTAGAAGACGCTATAGATATAAGACAATTAAAGAATCTTAAATTAGCTAATCAAATGTTGAAAATTAGACGTAAAGCAAAAATGAAAGAAGATCAACAAGCAGCTCAAGCAAATATACAAGCTCAATCTCAAGCTAATATTGAAGCTCAAGAGGCTTCAGCTATGTATGAGGTACAGAAAAACGAAGCAATGGCCCAATCTAAATTACAAGTAGAACAAGGCAAGTCACAGTTTGAAATACAAAAATTAGAAAAAGAAGCTCAGATTAAAAAAGAATTAATGGAAATTGAGTTTCAATATCAAATGCAATTAGCGGAAATGGAGAAACAAAACATGAGCGCTAAAGAAAGTAGGATAGAAGATCGTAAAGATCAAAGAACAAGAATACAAGCAACGCAACAAAGTGAGTTAATAAGTCAAAGACAAAACGATTTGTTACCTAAAAACTTTGAATCGCAAAACGATGGTTTAGGTGGTTTAAATTTAGAACAATTTACACCTCCAGCATCGTAAATTAATAATTATATAATATTTTATCATGTCAGAAAAAACAGAAAATCAGATTGCTGCACATCCTAAAGAATTAGGAGATGCAGTTTTACAACCTCAAGTAGATCACAAGGTTGATTTAGCTAAAGGTCCAATTAAGAAAAAAGAATCTAATATAACAAAAGTAGATTTAACTAAAAAACCAGAAAAAGATGCCATTCAAAAGCCTAGCACAGATGAGGTGGATGTTCATGAAGTATCCGGAGATGGCGGAAAGGTGGAAGAAACACACGAAAAACCTGAAAAGCCTACCGGAGAAAGTGAAAAAGAAGTAGTTGAGACTTCGCCTTTACAAGAAATAACTGAAGAGGAAAAAGTAAAAGTAAAAGAAATAAAAAAAGAAGTTGCAGAAGCAACTAGAGATGAAAAAATTACAGGTGTAAAATTACCTGAAAACGTAGAAAAATTAGTATCCTTCATGGAAGAAACTGGTGGTACAGTAGAAGACTATGTAAGATTAAATGCTGATTATTCTAGCGTTGACAATACTGTTTTATTAAAAGAGTATTATAAAAAATCTAAACCTCATTTGAATAATGAAGAAGTTGACTTTATAATTGAAGACAATTTCTTATATGATGAAGAGGTGGATGAGGAGCGAGATATCCGAAAAAAGAAACTCGCATTTAAAGAAGAGATTGCAAAAGCTAAAACTTACTTAGAAGATCTAAAGGGGAAATATTACGACGAGATCAAGTTGAGACCGAGCGTCACCCAAGAGCAAAAGAAAGCTACAGACTTTTTTAATCGATATAGAGAGGATCAAAAAACAAACGCTAAGAATCATGAAGATTTTAAAGCAGCTACTAAAGAACTATTTAATGAAAATTTCAAAGGTTTTGATTTTGAATTAGGAGAAAAGAAATTTAGATATGGTGTTAAAAATTTAAAAGAAACAGCGGATGCGCAAAGTAATATTTCGAACTTTGTTCAAAAGTTTTTGAATAAAGACGGGAGTATAAGAGACAATGCGGGTTATCACAAAGCTATATACGCAGCGCGTAACGCAGATACTATTGCTAGTCATTTTTACGAACAAGGCAAAGCAGATGCTATAAAGAACGTAGCTAAAGATTCTAAAAATATAAAAACCGAAGCTAGACAAACACCTAGTGAAGATGTTTATATTGGAGGATTTAAAGTAAGAGCTGTTAGTGGTGCTGATTCTACTAAATTAAAAGTGAAAACAAGAAAATTTAACTAATTTAAAAACTATTAATTATGGGTGTATTAAATCCTGCTTATGGAAGTTTGCAACCTTCTCAGTCTCAACAACTGTTAAGTACAAACTACCTAGCATTTAACACGGCCGCTGCTGGTGCAAATGATTTTGCTCAACAGTATTTGCCGGAAATTTATGAACAAGAAGTTGAAAGATACGGTAATCGTACTCTTGGAGGCTTTTTGAGAATGGTTGGCGCTGAAATGCCAATGACAAGTGACCAAGTAATCTGGTCAGAACAAAATAGATTACATATTGCATATGATAACGTTGCAAGTAACCAAGTTCAAACAATCACGTTACAAGCGGGTGATACTAACGTATTAGCTCCTAACATGACTGTTGTAATTATGGATCCTGCTGCTCCAAATGCTACAGTTCACGCGATTGTAGGAAATGGTGCTGTACAAACTGGAAACCAAACTGCTACTGTTTATCCTTATGTTGCTGCTAACCTTGCTGGTTTAGGAGCTACTGGATTAAAAGTATTTGTTTATGGTTCTGAGTACGCAAAAGGAACTGTAGGTTCTACTGAAAACGTTCAACCAACTTTTACACAATTCTCTAACTCACCAATCATTATCAAATCTAACTATCAAGTTAGTGGATCTGATACTGCTCAAATCGGTTGGGTTGAAGTTGCTGCTGAAGATGGTACTAGTGGTTATCTTTGGTATTTAAAAGCTGAAGGTGAAACTAGAATGAGGTTTGAAGATTACTTAGAAATGGCGATGATTGAAGGTCAATTAGCTACTGCTGCTTCTGGATTTGGTGTTAACCAAGCTCTTATACCTGGATTTGGTCCTGGTGCTCAAGGTGCTGCTGGTGCTATCAACTCTAAAGGTACGCAAGGTTTATTTGCTGCGATTAGAGCTAGAGGTAATGTTCTTGCTGGTTATGCTGGAGGTCTAAATGATTTTGATGATATTCTTCAAAATTTAGATACTCAGGGTGCTATTGAAGAAAACATGCTTTTCTTAGATAGACCTACTGAACTTTTATTTGATAACATGTTAGCTAACCAAAATTCTTACGGAGCTGGTGGTACATCTTATGGTGTATTTGAAAACTCTTCAGAAATGGCGCTTAACTTAGGTTTCTCTGGGTTTAGAAGAGGTTCTTATGACTTCTACAAAACTTCATGGAAATACTTAAACGATGCTTCTACAAGAGGTGGTTCTACGAACTTTACTGCTGGAGATAACATTGATGGAGTATTAGTACCTGCTGGAACGACTACTGTATATGACCAATTACTTGGTACAAATATCAGAAGACCTTTCCTACATGTTAGATATAGAGCTTCACAAGCTGATGATAGAAGAATGAAATCTTGGATTACTGGTTCTGTTGGTGGTGTTTACACTAACACTTCAGATAGTATGCAAGTTTCTTTCTTATCAGAAAGATGTCTAGTAACTCAAGCTGCTAATAATTTCGTATTATTTGTTGCTTAATTTTTATTTAAAGTTTATTTCCGTCTATTTGGACGTATCTTCAGACGGAAGTATACTTTATTTTTAACTATTTAATTATATTATATTATGTCAAAAAAAGAAAAACAAGAAGAAACAGTAGTTGTTGAAACAGTTAAACCTGTTAAAACAAAAGAACCTGTACAAAAAAAATCTTCAGATAAACCAGAACTTGATGGTTGGGAAATTAAAGATAGAACTTATTTTTTATTAGGTCCTAACAAACCTTTAACTTACACATTAAATTCTCGTCATTCACGAAGATACCCTTTACTTTGGTTTGATCCAATAAAGGAAGAACAAAGAGCTATTAGATATGCTACAAACCAAACATCTCCATTAGAAGATGAGCAAAAAGGGGAAGTAACTTTATCTCATATTATGTTTAAAGATGGTTCATTAACCGTTCCTAAACAATACCAAGCTCTTCAAAAATTATTATCAATTTATCATCCAGGTAACAATACTAAATACAAGGAGTTTAAACCTGTAGTTGAAGCCCAAGATGATTTACTTGATTTAGAATTAGAAATAGAAGCATTGAATGCTGCAAGAGAAATAGATATAGATTTAGCTGAAGCTATTTTACGTGTTGAAAAAGGCTCTGTAGTTTCTCAAATGAGTTCTAAAGAAATAAAAAGAGATGTTTTATTATTCTGTAAAAAAGATCCTAAATTGTTTTTAGAATTAGCGAAAGATGAAAATGTTATGCTTAGAAATATAGCTATTAAAGCTACAGAGTTAGGTATAATAAACATGTCTCCTGATAGAAGAACATTTGTATGGACATCTAATAATAGAAAATTAATGACAATACCTTTTGAAGAAAATCCATATTCAGCTTTTGCTGCATATTTAAAAACTGATGAAGGAGTTGAAGTTTTAAAATCTTTACAGAAAAAACTTTCTTAATCTATAATGTTAATATAGGGTCCGTTAATTCGGACCCCATATTATAATAAAAAAACAAATGGCAATAAACGTAAACACTGTTTACAAAACAGTTCTATTAATACTTAACCAACAACAGAGAGGTTATATAACCCCTGATGAGTTTAATAAATTAGCTAGCCAAGTACAGTTAGGTGTTTTTGAAGGTTACATGAGTGATCTAAATCAACAAGAGCGTGTACCTCAAAATGATTCTGAATATGCTAATAGAGTAAAAAATATAGACGAAAAACTTGACATTTTTAAAAAATATGAAGCTGGAATATATATTAATCCTTATTTTATAACCCCAGCAACAAGCACAACAGCTACTTTAAGTAATAACTACGGCGCTCAAGCTGCAGGAGTTACTGTATTCACTATACCCGGAGCATCCGCTACCGGATGGACTACAACTTTTAATTCTCAAATTAGAGTAAAAGTAAACAATATCTACATATCTACTTTTACTTGGGATCCAAACACAGGAGTTAATGGAACCATAACTTTAGATTCTGCAACAGCTCTTAATGATACTGTATTAGTAGAAATGTATGTACAAGATTTTTATAGAATAGGATCAGTTATTTATAATGATACTATTGAAGCACAAATGATGAATAGGAAAGATTGGTATTTAATAAAAAAAGCACCACTAGTAGCTCCTACCACATCTCAACCAGCATTTTTATACGAAGATGAAAAAATTTATTTATATCCTACTACTATTACTTCTAATATAAATATATCTTATCTTAAAAAACCTTCTGATGTTGCTTGGGCTTATACTCAAGGGGATTTAGGTCAATACCTTTATAACCCTGTAGCTTCTACTCAATTTGAACTACACGAGTCAGAACAAACAAATGTAATATTACAAATTTTATCTTACTCAGGTGTTATTTTACAAGATCCTAGTATTGTTCAAATGGCAGCACAAAAAGTACAACAAGATGAAATTAATGAAAAAAGCTAATAAATGGGACTACTAACAGAAAACAATTTACAATACTACGCGGGAACGCAGCTTTTTACTCAAGGTGTAGCAACTAACACTTTTGTTAGTACTTTTAATACAGAGTTAATATTTTTTACTAATGATCCTACTAATACACAATATTCTTTAAATAATTGTGAATTATATCAAAGTGTTGATCAAGGTGTAACATGGACTGCTTATAATACTCTAGTAGATAATACCTACACAGCTTCGTTTAACTCTCTTAATAATACCATAACTACAGGTACTCAAATACCTGCTATTAACTGGTTTAAGATTCAATTAAAACAAGCTCCAATGGATGATAATTATGGAGGATATGCTTATATAACCATAAATGATATAGTTAACAACTATCTTGTAGCTTACGTGGGGGATCAAAAACTTATACCAAATGTAAAAAGAACAGATGTAATTTTCCATGCTAAAAGAGGTTTACAAGAATTTAGTTATGATACTTTGAAAAGTGTTAAATCTATGGAACTACAAATACCAGCTAGTTTAAGTTTAATTATTCCGCAAGACTATGTAAATTATGTAAGGTTTTCATACATAGATAGTTTAGGTGTAAAACGTATAATTTATCCAGCAAATAATTTAACCATTGATCCTTATCAAGCTTTATCACAAGATCAATCAGGTTTCCCTATTCAAGATGCTAATTCAAATAATGTTGAAGTACCTTCAAGTACAGAAGAAAGATGGGATAAAGCGAATACTAGATTAATTACTGGTAACTTTGGAATTCAATCTGCTTATAATACTATCAGTCAAGATGGTTATTATCCAGATCTATGGCTAGCGGCTTTAGGTCAAAGATATGGTTTAAATCCAGCTACCACACAAGAAAATGGTTGGTTTACAATTGATGAAAGAAAAGGAACATTTAATTTTTCTAGTAATTTAGTTAATCAACTAGTTGTTATAGAGTATGTATCTGATGGATTATCTACTGATTTAGATACTAAAGTACCTAAGTTAGCTGAAGACGCGATGTATGCTCATATTAGTCATGCGATTATTGCTAGTAGAATAAACCAACCTGAGTACGTTGTTCAAAGATTAAAAAAAGAAAGAAGTGCTAAATTAAGAAATGCTAAAATAAGATTATCTAATATTAAACTTGATGAAATAGTTCAAGTAATGAGAGGTAAATCTAAATGGATAAAAAATTAATACATGGCGATAAGTAAAAATACCTTCTTAAAAGGGAAAATGAACCAAGACCTAGACGCAAGGTTAATGCCTAGCGGTGAATATAGAGAAGCTATTAATTTATCTGTTAGTAGATCAGAGGGATCAACTGTTGGAGAGTTTGAAAATGTTGTTGGAAATAAACTAGTAGTAAATACAACGTTTGATGTTATAGGTTATTATACCGATAAAGCAAATAATACTATATACATGTTTCTTACAGATTTTTATAGTAGTAGTGGGGCAAGAGCGGGTACTTCTAACAAATGCTATATAGTAAGACAGAATCTTAATACAAACACTTATACGACTTTGGTAGCGGGATATTTTTTAAATTTTAATAAATATTTTCCTATTCATGCGGTTAATTTAGTAGAAGATTTATTATTTTGGACTGATAATAATAATCAACCTAGAAAAATAAATGTTAGTTTAGCTAATATAAGTAATGATGTTAACCCAACTCACTATACGAATGAAGATCAAATATCTGTAGCGAAATACGCTCCTTATGAACCTATAAAAGTTTTAAATCAAGTAACTAAAACAAATATAAGTAGTGTAAGTACTAGTCCAGTTGTTAAGTTAGTTTCATCTGTGGCTCCAACTAATGTACAAGTGGGGGATATAGTAACAGGAGGAGATCCTGATAATCTTATAGATTCTCTTATTACTGTTATTGGTATAGACGATGTTAGTCCATTTGGTTTTTATATATCAGCTGCACCTCCAGGTACAATAGCAGCTGGAGATAGCGTCACATTCACTCGTCCTACAATGACAAACAAATCAAGTGAATACGTTTCTAATTATAATAGTGGTGTGGTAAGTGCTGTGGGTGGAACAGCGGCTGAAGTTGATATAACAATAACAGGTGTATTAGATCCTATGATAACAACTGGTATGCGTATAAGTTGTTCTAACAACGCAGCTCATTTAGATGATGACGTACATGTTATTAGTGTGGCTGTGGTTGGCTCAAACACTGTTATAAAGCTAGATAAAATAAACGCATTAGCTACAAGTGATGTTGTAATAATAGGTCATAATTTAAATTATGATGCTGGTTGGAAAGGAGATGATGATTATTTAGAAG